GCTGTTTTTATTTGAGCTGCTGATAGTGATACTTTAAGGTTGTGAACTTCCTGCCCAAACTCCAATCCAGTAGCCCCTGCATTAACTTTAACAACTTTATTTGCCTGACCAGAATAGCTTGAAGGAACATCGTTTAAATCGGTGAACTCATCCACAACAGATAGTTCTAAATAATTAACAGCTACCCAATCTGCCTCTGATGTTGAATAACGAGCCGTATAAATTCCTGATTCAAATCCTGATGAAGTAAAGCCCGGAATAGTTAATGTACCGATTCCAGATTGATTAAGTTTTATAACCAATATTGCCCCATCTTTAGGAGTTGCATAGCTAGTAATTACTACATTAACAAATGCGTTTCCATCGTTAGTTTCAACAGATACAAAATGATTCGTGCTGCTTGTATCTGCAAGAGTAAGTGAGTAATCATTAGCGGCATTATCAATTATCTGCGATGAAGTAATCTTCGGTGCTAAATACGAGCCGTAAATATTGCCTAAGCTCGATTTGAATGAACTTCCTGCTGGATCTTGCGAGGTATCTGATACATCAACTACATGTATAACATCATCATTTGCAAATGAACTAGTCTTTGCCGTTCGGTCGGTTAGTTTTTCAGCCATTGAATTGTTTATTTATTTGTGCTACTATTAATTCACCTTGATATTCAAGCATCGCCTGTTCTTCTTGGTCTGTTGGTTGGAAGATCGTTCCGTATTTCTTTTCTAATCCTGAAATCTTTTTAACCTGATCAGTCCCGATTTCAATCGATGCAGTTAATCCATCCTCACTCAATGGAGTTCCGATCCATGACCCAATCAAATTTCCTGTTAATTGCAATGGTAGAACAGCCGATGTTTGTGTTTTGATCTGAGCATAACCACCCGGAAAGTAAAGTGAATTGATTGGTGTACCTCGTTTACCTTTTTTGAATTGCGATGGAGCGTTTCTTAGATTCTTTGGACTAACATAAATCGGTTTGGTTGAGTAAGGCTTTGTTGGTAATTTTGCACCCTCTGAATTACTGCCTCCCGAAGTTCCTTTGCCAAATATTCGCTCTTGCATATCAACTCGTTCCTGATAAACAGATATGTAAAGCGGTTCAAAATTAGTCAACCAACCCTCAAGCATGTCATTCAGATTCTTATCCAACTGATCGATCGTAATCATGGCAGAGCGGTTACGTATTTAATGTTCTTTTGACAATCGAAGCAATGAACATCGTTCGGCAATCTCATGTTTTGCAAGACTGTTTGAAGTTCAATGTTATATTTATCGGCTGCAATTGAGCGAGCCTGAGTTAATTGATCAACCGTAACTGATACAGCCGTATTAACTCGCTTAGTTGGTGAAATTGTGAGTGCATAATCATAGATTTCGACCGCAGTTCCGTAAGCTAATGCAACCGATAATAATGAACCGATTGAACATAGCCATGAATCACGATCGCAATTCACATTGTAAATAAGGCTCATCCCTTGCGTGTACTTTGCCGAACTTGAACTTAGGATAGTTGTTCCATCGGTTGTTAATCGAATACCTGAGGCATCGACAAACGGGCAAATATGCGCATCCTTAATGTTACCTCCGCAATCAGTACAAGATCCTTTCTTTACTGTAAACCGATAAGTGTCATCCAATGATTCATACACGATTGCTATGTCTGCCTTTCGCTTCTTTGCCTTGAAATTCTTATTAATATATTGATCGACCGATCCTATTGAGTAAATGAATGAATCAATGACCAGCCCCGTTGTCATATCGAATACAAGCACGGGAGTATCTATTGTAGTCGCAGGAATTGCAATGCTAAAATCAGTTAAATTAAAAGTGAGGAATGAACTTGAATTTGGATCAATCTTAATTCGGATTCCTGCATAATTTCCAGCACCGAGAGCCAAGTCTGTATTTGATGAATTAGTTAATACTTGACCTATTCTCTGTGAATCAATTATAGTATCGGCTTTCATCATTGTAGAAAGCCTAGAAATAAAGTCAGACGAAACCTTGCGCCAAGCAAATGAACGCTTATCTTCAAACAGCTCAATACCTGTCTGATATTGGCTTGTAATGAACTGATCTAATAGAGGTGATGTGATACCGAGCGTGTCAATATAAAGCCCTGTGATTGGCTCTGTTGTGCAATCTTTAAGACCTAAAAGTGATTCGTAGCACATCTGAATGTTTTTTAAAAACCGCCCGACATTAAGCCGAGCGGTAGTTTATTGAAATTGGTAATCTTCACCGGATTGAAATTGGAAATCAAATCCATCCTGAAATTGTTTGGTGATCAACAAATCAGGAATTACGGGTTTGTAATCAACACCTGATTCACGTAATTAACACCTGAGTATTTATCACCTGATTCGTAGATATTGGATGGTAACGCAACCACTTTACCTGTAAAGGTCAAGACGATTGATAAGTTACCGCAGTCATCTTTCATTGTCAAGTCAGCAGACAATCCAGCAGGAGTAGTAACGATCACACGAGAATAACCAGTACCAAGTGAGAAAGTAACACCCTGATTCCATTGAGCCAAGTTGTAAGATAGTAACTGAATCGCTCCAGGAGTTGTAACCAAGTTCTCAAGTTGTGAACCTAGAGCAGTAGCTAAACGTGCATCGTAAGAGAAACCGAATCCGTTTTGTGCAGAAATAGCAGCAAGATCGATTCCGTATTGAGTACAGCATCCAGCTTGAACAGCATTCGCATAACGTTGCATTTCAGCTCCACCGAAAACAATTGGTGCACCCGGATAGTTAGCCATTTTAGTGGATTGAAGGATGTCTGCCAAAGCAAATTCATTCAAAGCCTGACCGCCTGTTTGACGAGTAGCGATAACCAATTGATCAGATCCGTTGACAGTATAGAATCCTGATACCTCAGTACCCCATTTACCTGTCAAGGCAACAGCTTGTGAAGCAGTAGCAGATGAAACCTTACGATCAAGTACATCCATCAATCGCATAACTGATTCTAGGATGTAACGTGAATTATCTTGGCAATGACGAGCAATTGCTTCTGCATCAACTAGAGCCGATGCTTGAAAAGTGTCAGTCGTTTCAAGAGTATAAGTAGTGGTTGAATCACCATATTCATTCGTAGCAGAACATGCTTTGATGTCAGCTCCTGCTTCAACTTCTGTTTCAGGCAAACGCTGAATCCAACGAGCCTCAACAGTTCTTAGTTTACCTCCACCGGGAGATACGCTCTGAACAATTGCAGATTGGTTTTGTGGTGAATTAAGAAATTCAAGAAAGGGAAGTTGCTCACGTTGACCAACCTCAATAAACAACTCTCCAAGAGGCTGTTGTATGTACGGACATTCCGATAATATTCGTGAAATAGACATTTGTAGTCGAATTTGTAAAGATTGCGATCGAATTAAACAGGCTGATGCTTCGCCTACGATTTACAATTTACAGTCTTGTTAGACTACGTGCTGTCTTAATGCGGTGTAAATGTACGTAAAAAAGGATTGAAAGATACAAGACCAATCAACCCTTTTTTATCATAGAAAACCCCTTAACATGAAGTTCAAATATAATTAAATTTTAAACACCACCAAGAAAACGAGGATTAACTCCACGAATAATTTTATTCTCAGGTTCATTTTGTCTTTGTGGTGCTTGTTTTCCATTAACAGGTTTGCCCTGATGAGGTGATTTCTGAATGATTCCTGCTTCGGTAGCCTCTTTCAATAGCACATCCGAAATACTCATAAATGTTCCAGCCTTTGCAGAAGATTTCAGTTTCTCGCCTGATTTTATTTCTTTAATGATTGCAGCATCTTCTTCCAAGTCGATCTTATACTTTTCAAAGAACTCAGATTTGAATCCTTTTAGTTTGTATTTATCAGTAGTTGGATCGATCTTTATTTCCTCTAGTGATTTCTCAAAGATGCCGTTTAGTTTCGATTGTTTTTTCTCAACCTCAACTTGGTTTTTGAATCCATCGAACTGAGCCAACACATCCGCTTTGAGTTGCTTTTCTTCATTGAGTGATTTCTCAACTTTCTTGAATTTATCCTCCCATTGTTTTACGAGTTCTTCACCGCCTTTTCCTTCTGCCCTTTTCTCCCAATCAGATTTCTCAATGTCGTAATTCACCTTTGCTTTTTCGGATGCTGATCGAATAACATCCTCAACTTTTTGACCCTTGAAATCTTCCTCAGTTAATGCAATTCCAAACGGCTCAAATGCTTTCTTTGCTGCCGATGCGATTGATCCTGTTAATCGCCCGACTTTATTATTTAATTCCTCTGCCTTGAGATAAGACAGATTAAACTTTTCCTTCGCTGATTCTAGGCTTTCTGCCTCGTCTAGGTTTAGGAACTTCACTAGCTCCAGAGCTTCTTCCGGTTTGATCGCCATATAGTAGTTGTATTGGTTGCAGTTCAATTAATCGACCACCATGCGAGAATAACAGATCAGCGACCGATGTAGATACATTGGTCTTAATCTCGCCATCTGGCATAACGATTTTATTCATTGCTCAAAGTTATTAATTTATTTTGGATTATAATAACCCTCAGCTTCTGCCCTTGCCTTGACTGTGTCAGGTACTCTGCTATCTAGTATTGGAACAAGATAATGTCTGCAATTCCAACCGCCAACAAAGGTAAATATACTACGTGAATCAGTACCCTCGATTCGTCCTGCCCAAGTTTCATCTCGTATGTCATTTAATCCACCTGAGTTCGTGCCGTTTCCCCATGCTTCAATTTCCTTTTGATGCCATATTTCACCTTCTCGATGTGCGCAGAATGGTCTTGTAGTTGGAATCTCACCGCCTACATACTTAAAGAATTGCGCTCCGATTGTTTCATTAGCAACAGCAGCATAAGA